TGCCTGTAATGCCGTCTGTCGCGCCGAACTCAACATACATCAGATCGGTCTCAAAGCGGTTCTCATACAGGGCCCAGATATCTTGGAAATTTTGCGACTTTGATTTAGCACCATGAGCGATACAATATCCCATAAACGACACAAAATCCTGGGAATCTTCTGTGATGTTATCCTTCAAAGCATAGGGTAGATCAGCCAGTTTCATTTCAGCCATGGGTATTCTCCATAATATTCTTTCACTGTCTCATTGCCTTTCTTGAAGAAATCAATGGAACCATATTTCAACTCAGGCGCATCATCCAGACGATAGTTGAGAGTATGGAAACCGGTTGTTCCAAAGTTGGTATGACCCAGAGTTTCGGTTATGATCTTATAGAACCGACGATCACCACCCCAACCTGAATGCCAATGGTTACACACACCCACCAGATAGTCCGTTCTGAAGCAATAGGACGAGGTATCGACCAGATGTTCTTGCTGAGGTCGGGGTTGTGATAGCGACCAATATACGGGCCATCGACCGGTGCTTTCGCAACAGTCGAGATCAAGGAAATCTCCATCCCTCGTATATATGTTTCGGAGTGAATGTGCCCACTGATAACCATTCTTCTCAATGGTATCAACCAGCGATTGAACATGATTGGGTTCGATCCAGTTGTCCTCATCAAGGAAGACGACATAATCGGTATTGACTAGATGGGGGTAGGCTGCATAGATTCTATGGCCATAATATCCAGGAGCAACACCACCTGTGTTATAGGGTGCTGTTGCGATTTTAATATTCGACTCACCCGGTCGATAATGAGCCGATGCATTACTCATTACCTTCTGCCAATACACATCACCGTCCACCACCAGTAGGTGGTGGAGGTTCTTATATGTCTGCTTGGCAACTGATTCCACGCATTCGCGAAGAACCGTCTGACCTATTGTGGGTGTGATAACAGTAACAGACTTCTCAATCTTAATTTTCATCGCAAATCCTTGATAGTGGTAAGGCCACCCGAAGGTGGCCCTGTTCAATATTATCCGCCAACTCCGCCGGGTTCATCATCAATATGAATCTTCCGAGGCTTCTTTTCCTCAGGAATAAATCGCTCAAGGAAAATCTTGAGCATTCCATTGATCATGTCGGCATTCTTGATCTCGACTGTCTCTGCCAGTTCAAACTTTCGAGTAAAGGCGCGATCCGCAATCGACTTGAAAATGTAATCCAAATTCTTGTCGTCGGCGGTTGTCTTTCCTCGAACAGTCAGGACACCATCCTGAAGCTCCAGATCGATCTCATTCTTACCAAATCCTGCGACTGCGATTTCAATCACATAATGGTTTTCATCGACCTTCCGGATATTGTATGGTGGGTATGTCGAAATCTTCGGTGCGTGTTTGCACATATTCTGGAACTTTTCCAGAAGAGGCTCAAAACCAACCGAACTCTTGGAAAGATCAGCCCATGTAAATGGGTCAAAGTGTGGTACGTTTAGTGTCATGCTAATAACTCCTATGGTTAGCAAGTTGGTAGTTTCCTCCCTTTCGGCAAGGAATAGGGGTACTCAATACGTTTCCCCTATTAGTATATATAATGCTTTTTTCCAGCATTACAAGATCAAAAATGTTTTATTATTTCACCTTTTATGCCTACATGCATGGATCCGAGGGTTCGATTCAGTTTCAGGACTATTGCATGATAGGCATTATAATACCCGATGACAGTGGTATCTTTACCCTCTCTATGACTATCCCTCATTCCAGGAATGGACATTGTCCTAATTTGTGGCAATGATGTTTTCATATCAAATTCTGTCTTATTTATACCCATTTTTATGGTCATAGCCACTTCCATAGGAAGTATTTGGACTTTTAGTCTCGCGACTATTTTACCATAGGCTTCCCAATAACCGACCGTTTGATCATTGGGACAGTCTTTCATTCCAGGAATTGTCATTCGTCTGATTTCTGAATAGACCGATTTCATATCAAAAATCACCCCTTAGTTTCCGAAAGAGTGTGACCTTGATGCGACCCAATATTAGCAGTTCAAATTTATCAAAAATTCGACATGCTACTGGGTCCCTAAAGTCTCTGTAGCAACTTGCGCCTGGACTAAGTCTCCGTGCTTCTCTAAAAAGGAAAACTGGTGTCATCCTGTCGAACCCATTCCTCCAACCCGATCTGTCGTCTGCTCGGGCCGCACCGATACTTCCCGCATGTCATATTTCAGAACAGGCACCATTTCGGCCTGTGCAATCCTATCACCATGTTGAATGGACACATTATTGGAGCTGGTGTTTGTCATGAGAACATATAGTTCATGGAAATAATCCGAGTCGATCACGCCTTCGCCATTGACAAGGACAAGACCTTCCTTATAGGAAAGACCTGATCGCGCATGAACCCGAACTGAAAAGCCCGTAGGTATCTGGAGAATCAATCCTGTTGGAATAGCAAGCCGATCTCCCGATACGATCACCAGGCGACCATTCATGTTGACAAGACTGCGAGCAATGGGATTGTTTGATTGGTTGAAGCCCCGAACTTCGGCATTACCCGACGCATTGAAAGCTAGGTCGAAGCAACAGGATTCGGTTGTCGAGAAAGTAGGTGTAGGCACTGAACCATGGAGTTTGTAGAATCCTAGTCCAGTATTGGGATTAGCCGGGGCCGTTAGAGTTGTCGCTTTTGGCATAATGATTGTCCTTCTTGTGGGCATTTCTAAGTGTATATTCATCAAATTGATGAATTCTACGGCGTATTGTTGTCCTACTTATCTTATATTTTTGGGAAACAAAGGTAATACTTGTATTCAATACCTCTTGTAAAATATCTAAATCGGAAGGTAGACCTAATTTGCGTTTGTTATATTCTAATAACGATTTAGAAATATTCTTTTTTGTTTCAACAGAAGCCTTAAATTTTCCTTTCAAACCTTTATTCCATACATCATATTGTTTTGGTTTACCTCTGGAAGCCAAACTCATTTTCTTTTTGGTTGCGGCAGATTTAGGTCGACCTTTATGAAAAGCACTAATGAGTTTTTTAGTATTCTCCGAAACTACATATAACTTTTTCTTAGCAATAGTTTCGGGTGAATGTTTCTTACCTAGATTGGCTTCGCGGAGTTTTTGTTTAGTATATTCCGAATGACTACCACCATCACCATCTTCTGGTTTGAGATTCGCATAGTCCAGAGACTCTACTACATTCCACAAATCTGAATAGTGGCGACCCCAATACTTTATTTCATCTTTGGTTTCACACTCTTTCAATATCTCGGTTGTTACATCGTATCCGTGATATTTTATATGGTTCAACCATCTTTTACCCGAACCCCTATATTTGTGGCAATCAGGTTTTGTTGTTTTACCGAGATATTTCAGCCCAGTTTTATTGTGGGTTTTTAAGTATAGTGTTATCATAACTATATTTAGTTTTTTTTAAACCTCCGATGTTGTATTTGGTAACTAGTTGCCACTTATCCTTTTCCTTATGTGGAAGAATCTTGATTTGACTAACTGGTACCACTGGAGTTGCAGTTCTATCCTCATCAACCAGATTGATCAATTCCCATTCATGAAGGAGATTGGCAATCGTGTTTCGTCTTGCTATATCATCCTCTGAAAAGTTGGATGATTTACCATCTAACAGGAAAAGTTCCTTAAAGTGGGTGATGTAATAGCGACCCTGTTTGTGTAGAATGTGGCATGACTGATATAGGATGTTTTCTTTCTTGGAGGGTATGCCAATGCGCGAGAGTGTTTCCCGTACCTTCAGGAAATCATCAGGCTCATTTAGCGTTGCCTCTATTAGATCGCTTATTTGAATCATTGAAACCACCTTTATTCATTTCTTTTCGAATAATTTCGACCTGCTCTTTCGACAGGATTTCAAGGGCGGCTCTGGCCTTATCATTGGAATAACCATACTTCTCTTTGATAAGGTCCAAATCATCATTTTTCTCAAGTTTCTGCCACTTTTGAAAAGGACGCTTCCATGCCCGTATCTTATTTAGATGATACTGATATTGCATGGTTTTGGGTAGGTGGGGGACCAGGTTCATATCATTGGCTGATAGAATGCAGTCATAATGATAGGATAGGGCCCGATTGACGATGAACGGCACATACGAGCCTTCCGCGCCATCAAGAACATCCTTCTTGGTGACGAGGATCGACGGTAGGATATCCTTGAATAGGTCAGGCATTCTTTTCCTTAACTTTCTTAGCTTCCTCAATGTTGATTATATTATCCAAATTGGATTTTTTTATGTTCATTTTAGACTTTTTCCATGGCAAAACCTCGAAGCTCATAGTAATGCCCTTACATTCTTCAAACAATTCTCTATAAAACTCATATTTTGCCATCAATTTCTTTCTTGCCATCTTACTTTTAGCCTCAGAACTATTAACAAAATAGAAGAAAAAATGGATATGTGAAGCCATTTTTGTGCTATCAATATCACCATTAGAATCAAAAACAAACTTCTTGTTTATTCTTTTTGTGATATCATCATGATTCGATAGTTTGATAATCCATATATTAGATCCGTAGAGTCCTGAGTCAACATATTTTTTTCGAACGGCAGCTTCCATTTCTTCATAACGATCTTCATACTCTTTATTTTCTACCAATTTCAATTTCTTTGTGCCCCAATACCCAAAAAAATCGCCGTCGGCATCTGTATTGCCTTCCAATATTGATATGGCCAATTTACTGATGGCACTTTTTACTCCACGTGATTCAATTTTATGGGATTTATAAAATTTTGCTACCATTGGAGAACTAGTATTAGGCAAACTCTTATCGCCATCGGTATATAGATTACATTTCTTTATCATTTCAGATAAAGCATATGCCAAAGATTCGTTGGTAGTTGGTAAAGTATAAATCTCAGGCCTTGGATTCAACAAATTGGACAACTGCCGAAAATCTAGTTCCGTGAAATTTTTCCAATCACTATGCGGTATACACATAGCCCGAAATTGTCTTACACCAGAATAATGTGGGGAATCTGTTTTACATTGAAGATAAGCATTTAATGAATGATGACCATTGATCGAATATTTTGGTTCATCATTTTCATCCATTAATAAATGTACCAGAGGCATATCATCAATAGTCTTTGCTTCCTTTATCACTATTACCAATCGTGCAACATGTTCTGGATCCGTATATCCGTCGCCCTTTTTTGTGGAAAAACGATACTGCAATTTTTCTACTTTTACCGCTATATCCCTATTAAATGATCGTATAGGATAATAGTCAAGTTTTTGAATATTATCATTTACTATTACAGCATTATCCTCAAAAAGTGTTATTGGCATAATATCTATTCCTCCACCTTCATTCTTGTTTAGAAAATCTGCGTTAGATTTGGCTTTAACAGATTTTAGTTCAATTCGTTCCCTAGTTTTCATTGACTGAGTCGAGCCAGTTTCTAAGATATAATAATCGGTATATACTGTTTCTGTCTCGATAATTTCTAAAACTGAGTCTGATGAACATACATATCCATTATTCAATAATGAATCTATTGCTCCCTTATGATATCCCATATAGTATTTGATAGAATCCTTAGCATATGTTCCATCATCGATCCATGTTATTCGCATTAGATATAGATAGGCTTCCGCATTTTCTGCTATATTATTCCTACGAAAATATCTAAATCTATTATTCACATCGACTGTAACATCATATGAATTTTCAGTTATTTCCTCTTCCAAAAATTCTTTAGTAGTTTTCATCACTTTACCTTTTGACCATTTCGTTTATCAGCATATTTTTAATATGGTTATCAGTTTGAACCGTCTTTCCTTTATTCCAAGGTATCATCAGCACAGATTCTTGATGATCTGGACCGAATTCATTCTTCCCCGAGCCTTCCTTACCACCAAGGACATCCTTCTTAGTGGCAAGGATTGACGGTAGGATATCTTTGAATAGGTCAGGCATTCTATTTCCACCGATATATTTGGTTCATGGTTTTCGTTCCCGCGTTGCGGCGCTTCTCGACTTGTTCTTTCGATAGGGATTGTAGAGGTTCATCTGGGAGATCTGGTTCTTTTGGAACCTTAGGTTCTTTTATCTTGCGACCACGACCCTTATAGAACTTTCTCTCACCAGAATATGGATCAACTATCTTAGGCATATTACCCCTTCCAGGTATTACATTCTGTGCAGATTACCCAGACATTATCTGGCTCATATCCTTTTTTACCATCGATCCGATCAAGGGATGGCCGCAACTCGGAACCGAAGTTGATGATGAAAAGTCTCTTGTTATATCCTAGACCATAGTTCATAAGCTTTTTGCAATATGGGCAGTTATCCACCATTAGATGTCTATATTTTTCGATATCCACAAGTTTGAGCCGATTATAAAATCTATCTTTATCTTTTCGACTATATCCACCGTGTGTTTTTCGACTACCAGTTATTCGATCGGTCCACCATGCACCCTTTACATCTCTATTTCGCCAAAACTTTCTTCTCTGCCATGTGGCTTGATCCCATGATGGATAAGGAAACTGGGTTTCCTCAATCTTCTTTTCACCATAGAGGAACTTGATAAATGGGCTTTCATGGATCAGAGGTCTTTCATATCGACCATCAGCACTCATACCACCCGCACCAAAAGTTTCTACCTTCATCACTTTACCTCGCAGTCAACCATAATTTCAGTTAGGCATGCACAAAGATTTATTTCCTGGTCAGCCACAAATGCAGCCTGATACTGGTATTTCGCGATGATCACGACAGCCTGTGGTATGCTGGAGGGTGCAAAATACTCATAGAGTGCATCATATACCGCTCTGTAGATTCTGGCTGGATCGATATCGCTATTACCAGTTACCCACTTTCGCATGGCCTTGAAGTCTTTTTCCTTGAGTGCAGCAACCAGTTCACCCAGCTTTCGAATATCCGAAACGTTTGCAAGATCGGCCACATCAATCGATCCATCAACGGCCAGTCGCTGAACCTCATTCAGAATCCTACGGTAATCAGGAAAATGCTTTTCAAGAATCTTGGCTAGAACTTCCTTCTTGAATGTCACACCTTCCTGTGTCAGGATATCTCCCACACGCTTGAAGAATGTAACAATCATGCCTCGCTTTTCATCAGGATGCAGAACGAAATCCACAACCGTGCTGCGCGAATGGAGAGCGTCAATCAATCGACCCTTGAAGTTACAGGTGAATATGAAGGTGCAGTTATCGGAAAACTCATCCATCACACCACGAAGAGCGGCCTGTGCATCAGGTGTCAGATGATCGGCTTCATCAAGAATAATCACCTTTCTTCCCCCAACCAGAGACATGGTTGATGCATAGCTCTTGATCTTGGTACGTAGGGTATCGATACCACGTTC